CTACAAGCCAAAGCATCTTTCTCTGTAAAGCACGCGAGCGTTGCGGGATCGACCACGACCAATTTCTCGAGCCGATTCGGTCGGGACGGTACGACGTGGACGACTTAGTGCAGGCAACATAACTCATGTTATTGCGCCTCACGCGCGATAAAAAGGAACCTCCGCGTTCGGCCTCGAAAGAGAGATGAGCGAAGCATAGCTTCCACATCCCCGTTTTAAAGCACCGATTAAAGGTGCCAGAGATTGCCCCTGTCGCGCGTTGAGCGCGGCGGGGGTTTTTTGTTTGCCCCGGCCTGATCCGTCCATCCTCCATCCCCTCATCGCCATGGCCGAGGACAGGTTCCTGGTAGCCTTGCACGAGCTGCTTTCGCTCGAGGGTGGCTACAACGACATCGAGCAGGACCGCGGCGGGGCCACCAACCTCGGCATCAGCCTGCGCTTTCTGCAGTCGATCCGGCCGGGGGCGACGGCGGCAGACGTCCGGCGACTCACGCTGGAGGATGCCCAGGCGATCTACCGCATGCACTTCTGGGACCGCTACCGCTGCGGCGACCTGCCGAGGCCGCTCGACGTAGCGTTCTTCTCCATCGTCGTCAACCTCGCGCCAACGACGGCCGTGCGCGTGCTGCAAAACGCCGTGTGCCGGGCCGGGGTGCGGGTGGATGTAGACGGCATCATCGGCCCGCAGACGCTGATGGGCGCGGCTTCGGCAGACCGCACCGAGCTCAAGCGCCGCCTGACGGCCGAGCTCTCGGTCCACTACCACAACATCGTCGCGCAGAACCCCAGCCAGCGCACCTTCCTGCACGGCTGGATGTACCGCGCGGCCGCGCTTTTCATCTAAGACACGACCGAGGCACTATGGACGCCCTTATTTGGATTTCGGAGAACATGGAGCTCGTGCTGGCCCTCGCCGCCGTGGCCTACGCCATCCTTCAGCTCACATCATGGGGCCGCGCAAACGCGAAGGCATTGCAAGAGGTGGTCGACGCGATTGAGCATGTCGGCAGCTTGCAGCTCAGCACTGCAGAGGCGAGTGCCGTAAAGCGCGTGGTGGGCCTTGCGCCGGTGTCGCTCGGGGTGCGGGAAGCGATTGAGGAGGCTGTGGCCAAGGTCGACGTAAAAAAGCGGCGGCCGACGATCCTGAGGCAGGTGGGCCGGGCGGTGGTACCGCTGGCCATCCGCAGTATCCCGCGGCTGGTGCGTCGCATCTTTAAATAAGATCGACTGTGGAGCCACTCGAGGTAGTCCGGGCGCTCTGGCCCATCCTGGCATCCGTCGCAGCCGCTTTCTGGGGGCTGGGGCGGATGATGCTTAAAAGCTATGAGAAGCACGTCGACAGCCGCTTCGGCACAATCGAACGCATGCTCAAGGCCGAGAGCGGCGAGGCGCAGCGGGTGCGGATGGAGCTGCAGGATTACAAGCTACACGTGGCTGAACACTACGTGGACCGCGACCAGTGGGTGAGGATAGAGGCCGGGAGAGACATCACGCTCCGGCAGATGAACAAGGAATTGCGAGAAATAGCCGCCGAACTGGCGCGCCTGAGTAAATGAGCATCCAATCGTACGAAATGCACCGCCGCCAAAACCTGCGTACCAGCATCCTGCAGGTGCTCAACGTGGCGCGGCCTTACGCGACATCCGAAAAGCTCATCCTGCAGACACTGGGTGATGTACAGGAGGATGCCGGGCCGGCGGAGTTGCGCCGCGAGCTCGACTACCTCGAGGACAAGGCGATTCTGCGCGTGCGCGACCGCAGGGCGCCGGTCTGGATGATCGAGCTGACCGCGTACGGTGTCGACATCGTTGAGGGCGCGGTTGACCTCCCCCCTGGACTTGACCCGTTCCACTGACATGGCCGTCCGTTCGAAAGTGCAGATGCTGCCTGAGGAGGTGCGCGACGAGCTGAACCGCCGCCTCATCGAGGGCGGCTTTTCGGATTACCAGGGGCTGGCCGACTGGCTCACCGAACAGGGGTTTGAGATCAGCCCGAGTTCGGTGCACCGCTACGGCTCGGATTTCCAGCGCCGTCTGAACGCCCTCGAGCTCGCCACAGAGCAGACCAAGGTGATCGTGGACCGCCTGGGCGACGATGCAGGCGCCATGGGTGAGGCCGTGACGGCCCTCGTGCAGCAGAGTGCTTACGAGGTACTCCTCAAAATGCTGGAGGAGGCGGATTTCGGGAAGGTCTCGCTGACCTCGCTCGGCACCATGGTGGCCAAACTGGGCTCGGCCAGCGTGCAGCAGAAGAAATGGGCGGCGGAAGTGCGCGAACGCGCGCGGGTTGCAGCGGATGAGGTTGATGACATTACGCGTGCGGCCGGACTGAGCGACGAGGTAGCCGCGCAGATTCGTGCGAAGATTCTCGGCGTGGTATGACAGACGTAACCGTGGTGCTGGTAGCGAGTGACGGCGAAGATCAGACCCCGCAGGCATACACCATCGCCGTAACGAGCGCCGGCTCCGAGGTGCTCGCGCGCGTGCTTCTGCGCAAGGGGCGCACGACGCGGGTACGCATTACTGCTGAACAGCCATGAAGCAAGACGACAAGTTTTATGATCGTGAGCCGTGGACGCTGACGATTCGATTCGAGGCCGTGACTGACGACAGCGCGCTGGCGCCTGACGAGTTCGCGGTTGTCTTTCGCGACCGCGCGGGCAAGACGCCGGTGGTGTACGAATACCCGGCTGCGCCTGAGATCGAGGCTGTCGACGGCGCCTTTGTCTTTACGAATCACTTTACCCGAGCGGGGCGCTTCGATGTTTTTGTGATCGGCGGCGAGGGCACGCGGGCCGTGGGCTCGGTACCGATGACGATTGAGGCAACGCCAGACGTATGAGCGACCAGCTACTGACATCCGGCGAGACCACGGCCGGCATCCTGGAAAAGGTGCCGGACAGCGTGCTGCTGCCCTATCAGCAGCGCTGGATTGCCGACACCAGCGAGGTCAAGATCATCGAGAAGAGCCGCCGTATCGGCCTGAGCTGGGCCGAGGCGGCGGATGCTGCGCTCTACGCCTCGCAGACGAGCGGTGCGAGCGTCTACTACCTGGCGTACAACCAGGACATGACGCAGAGCTTTATCCGCGACGTGGCCTTCTGGGCGCGCTTCTACAATCTGGCGGCGGGCGAGGTTGAAGAGGTCGTGCTGAGGGATGACGACCGGGATGTCAAGATCTTCCAGGTCCGGTTTGCGAGTGGGCACCTGGTACAAGCGCTCAGCTCACATCCGCGCAACCTGCGATCGAAGGGTGCGCCCGGCGAACGCGTGGTGCTTGACGAGTTCGCTTTCCATGACAGCCAGGACGAGCTACTGAAGGCCGCGATGGCGTTCCTGATGTGGGGCGGCCAGGTGCGGATTCTCTCGACGCATAACGGCGTCGACAACGGCTTCAACCAGGTCATCCAAGAGGTGCGCGAGGGCAAAAAGCCCTACAGCTTGCACCGCGTGACCCTGGACGATGCGCTTGAGGAAGGCCTGTTCGAGCGCATCAGCCTGGTGCGCGGTATCGAATGGACGCTGGAGGCTGAATCTAAATGGCGTGATGACCTGATTGCTTTTTATGGTCATGGCTCAGATGAAGAGCTCTTCTGTATCCCGAGCCAGTCCGGCGGCCGGTATATCTCCCGGTTGCTCGTCGAGGAGAGCATGAACCCGCGTAGTCCGGTGCTGAAGCTCGAGCTCAGCGACGACTTCGCCATGAAGCCCGAGGCCGTGCGCGAGGCCATCATCGACGAGTGGCTGGAGGACAACATAAAGCCTCATTTAGCGCTACTTGACAAGCATTTACAGAGCGTTTACGGATTCGACTTCGGCCGCACCGGCGACCTCAGCGTGATGCTGCCGGCGCAGATCGGGCGGGACCTCGTGCGGCGATGCCCTTTCGCCATCGAGATGCGCAACGTGCCGCACACCAGCCAGATGCAGGTGGTGCTGTACGTGGGCACCCGGCTGCCGCGCTTCGTGGCGGCGGCGCATGACGCCCGCGGCAACGGCTCGTACGTGGCCGAGCGCGCGGCGCAGCTCTTCGGCTTCGAGCGCGTGCACCAGATCATGGCCACGGACGCCTGGTACATGGAGGCCTTCCCGCGCTACAAAGCCGCGTTCGAGGACCACGACGTCGAGCTGCCCAAGTCGGCCGACCTTTTGAACGACCACTCGGCCGTGGTGTTGGTGCGCGGCGTGCCGAAGCTGGACAAAGACGCCACGCGCGGCACGGACGGCCGCCCGCGCCACGGCGACGGCGCCATCGCGGGCGTGATGATGTGGTGGGCCAGCCTCCACCCCGGCGCGCCCATCGAGTTTGAAACGCTGGGCCGCCGCGCCTCGCTCGAGGCGATGACGCAGATGCTCGGCAGCGGCGGGCCCGAGATCGACACCGACCACGGATTCGGCCGCGTGCGCGGATCCACTCATTTAATGGGCTACTGATATGCTGCTGGACAAAAATGGACGGCCCAGCCGGCGCGGCAAGCCGGTGTATTCTGAGATCGCCAGTGCGGCGCGCGAGGACACGTTCGCCGGCTACCTGGGGGACGTGCGCCCCACGCAGGACCACATCCTGCGCGAGCAGGGCGGCTTCGACAAGTACCGCCGGCTGCTGACGGATGACCAGGTGATGAGCACCTACCAGCAGCGCCGCCGCGCCATCACGAGCCGCGAGTGGATTGTGCAGCCGGGTGGCACATCGGCCATTGACATCAAGGCGGCCGAGTGGTTGGAAGAGCTCATTCGCAGCCTGACGTGGGATGACATCCTCGAAAAGATGCATTTCGGGGTCTTCTATGGCTTCGGCGTTGGCGAGCTGATGTACGCCCGCGACGGCCAGTACGTGACCGTCGAGCACATCCGCGTGCGCGACCGGAGCCGCTTTACGTGGGGCCGCGAGTTCGACCTTCGCCTCATCGAGCCCGGCAAGCCGCAAGGCGAGCCGATGCCGCCGCGCAAGTTCTGGACGTTCACCGCAGGCGCCGACCACCACGACGATCCCTGGGGAATGGGATTGGGCCACTACCTGTTCTGGCCGGTCTTCCTCAAGCGCAACGGCGTCAAGAGCGCGAGCCTCTACCTTGAGCGCTTCGCGCATCCCACGCCGGTGGGCAAGTACCAGCCCGGTACCGACCCGGACGAGCAGCGCAAGCTCCTCGAGGCGCTGGCCGCCCTCACCACCGACCTCGGCATCGTCATCCCGGAAGGAATGCAGGTGGAGCCGTTCGAGGCCAAGCGATCGGGCAGCGCCGATTACCAGGCGTTCCTCGAACGCTGGGATAAGGCGATCGCCAAGATCAACCTCAGCCAGACGATGACGACCGACGACGGGTCGAGTCTCGCGCAGGGCGAGGTGCACATGGACGTACGCGACGACGTCGTGAAAGGGGATGCCGACCTCCTCTGCGGCAGTTTCAACAGTGGCACGCCCTTCGCCGAGGGGCCGCTGCAGTGGCTGATGGAGTGGAATTTTCCGGGCGCGGCGATGCCGTCGTTCTGGTACCGGTTCGAGGAGGAAGAGGACCGTAATGCCATTGCCGAGCGTGACCTGAAGCTCTTTCAAACTGGTTGGACGCGCACGCAAGAGAGCATGCAAGCCACATACGGAGAGGGCTATGAGCGCCGCTCGGCGGCGCCTCCGATGCCGTTCCCAGGCGGACCGCCATCAAACCCACCGGGACAGGATCCGGAGTTCGCCGAGTCCGACGCCGGGCCGACCGCCGGCCTCTACGCCGAGGCTGCAGGCGACCGCGCCTCGAAGCACGTAGAGAGCTGGGTGGACCAGATCCGGCGCCAGCTCGACGAGGCGGGCAGCCTGAACGAGTTTGCCGAGCGTCTGGTGGGCCTCGACCGGCAGATGCCGATCGATGACGTTGCGCGCGAGATTGGCGACGGCCTCGAGGCTGCGCACCTGGCCGGGCGCCATGAAGCGAGGGAAGGGCGATGAGGGAGGGTATGGGAAGTGTGGAGAGCGGGATGATCGACCGCGCAAAAGCGGTCCGCGACTGGCTGCCGGATTTATATCGGAGCATCATCGACGACTGCGTGCGCCGCGAGGATGCAGAGTCGATCCGCCTCAACATCGATCGCTGGGAGGCGATGGCTCGCAAGACCCAAGAGCAGGCGCGCATAGCCGAGGAGCGGCTCGAGGCGCGGGCGCGGGAGATCGCATCGATGTACAAGCCGCGCGAGCTTGAAGACGAGATCTCCTCGATCACACGCGAGCTCGACGACGGACGGCGCCGTCTGTCTCGCCGCCGTCCGGACGAGCGGTCCGCCCGCCACGCGGTGGCGGACATGCGGCAGCGCCAGCTCGCACGTCGCCTCGAAGTCTTTCGAATGGCCCTCCGCCTCAAGAAATGCTACCCCCCACCACCGAATACCGCTCTTTGAGCCCCGATCGGGCGATCGCGTACTTCCGCCGGAAGCTCGCGCTGCCGATCGAGCGCTGGAGCCAGGTCTACGCCGAGCAGCACGAGCGCGCCTTCGTGGTGGCGGGTGCGATGCGGCGCGACATGGTGGAGGACTTCCAGTCGGCCATCGCCCGCGCCATCGAGGAGGGCACGACCATTACGGATTTCAGGAAGGAGTTCGACAGCATCGTCCAGCGCTACGGCTGGGACTATAACGGCAGCCGCGGCTGGCGCACGCGCGTCATCTACGAAACCAATCTGACCGGCGCCTACGCCGCCGGCGAGCTGGAGGCGCAGCGCGAACTGCAGCGCGAGCTGCCCTACTGGCGCTACCGCCACGGCGGCAGCCTCAACCCGCGTGAGCAGCATCTGGCGTGGGACGGCATGGTGCTGCGCTCGGACGATCCGTTCTGGCAGACGCACTACCCGCCCAACGGCTGGGGCTGCTCGTGCTACGTCGAGGCCCTCGATGCGGACGGCCTGCAGCGCCTGGGGAAATCCGGCCCGGACCCGTCGCCGGAAATCGAAACCTACGAATGGACGAACCCCGCCACCGGCGAGGTGAAGCGCGTGCCGCAGGGCATCAGCCCCGGCTTCGAGTACGCGCCGGGCGATCAGTTCGCGCGTTCCCACGCGCCTGGTTACGATGTGGAGGCGGCTGCGCTGGCCACCATCCCCGAGGGCAAGGTCTGGGGAGGCGGCTCGAGGCGGCTGTTTTGGCCGCGGGAAACCGCGCTACTGGGCGACCTGCCGGATGACGAGCTGCAGCGCCTCTTCCTCGAACGCTTTGACGCAGGCCCCGACCGGCCGGCGGTGTTCGAGGCCGCAGGCGGCGCGCGGCACCTGATCAGCGACTGGATGTTTCGCCAGGGCGGCGGCATGGCAGCTGTCCGCGCGGCCGGGCTCGAGCGCTACGTGGGCGCGCTGGCCGAGGCATTGGCCGATCCAGATGAAGTCTGGACGCGCATCGAGCGCAACGCGCGCGGGCGCCACGTAACGCGCACGACCTACCTCATCCGCGTGAGGACGGATGCGGGCACCGAGCTGGTGGGCATCGACCTCGGCTCGGTGGGATGGAGAGGAGCGGCAGGATCGGAGAGCGACATGGAGGCCTGGAGGCGCGGCGTGCGCATCTACAGACGTCAATAATCGAGGAAAGACATGCAACGGTTCAACGGATGTCTCAAGCAGCTCGCGGCTTGCATCGTCGTGCTCACGCTGATGCTCGTCGGCGCGCAGGCGCTCTTCGGGCAGACGGTTACGCGGACGGTGGCCACGGGGTCACACGAGGCGACGCTGACCATCACGCCGAGCGAGGTGTCGTACCAGCTCTACGGCGACGTGGTGACGCTGCCGCGCGACCTTGCGCAGGCGGCTACAGTCAGGCGCGCGCAGACGAGCCTTTGGGATCTGGACATGCTCATCACGCTATCCGAGCACCGCGACGGCCCGATCGAATACCCGGCACTCGGCAGCGACCTTGGCGCTGCGCTCGACTCGCTCGAGGCGCTGCTTACGCAGGCGGCATCCGACATCGAGGCGCTACGCGCCGAGCGTGATGACGCCCTCGCCGCGCGCGACGCCGCTGCGTCTCAGCTTGCTGCAGCTACAGCCGAGGCCGATGCACTGCGCGCCGAGCAAGCGGCTGCGCTCGTGCGTGTACGCGGCTGGATCGACGCCTGGCAGATGATCCGTCCCTGACGTGCGTGCGGCGCTACTTATATCGCTACTGCTCTGGCTGGGCTGCGCGTCTGTGCGGCCTGTGCAGCCGGTGGCACCGCCTGTGCCGGTGCCTGGTGAGCTGACGGAGACACTCGACGAGCTGGAAGCCCTGCTCATCGAGTGCAGGCCATGAGCGCGCCGGGCCTGGACGACCAGGCGCGTATTGTCTTGACGTGGCTGTATGGCTCGCTGGCCGGCGCTGCGCGCGCGCTGGGACTCGACGAGCAGGCGCTTACGCCCAGCGCCGAGAGTACGCAGCAGCCGGTCCTGGTGGCGCGGCAGCACCTGGCGGCCCTGCAACAAGAGCGCGACACCGGGCTGGCAGCCTGTATCGCTGCCGTACAGGCGCTCAGCGCGGTCGAAGAAGTGATGCCGGCCGCGCCTGAGGCTGCGACCGCACGCGAGCAGCTGGCACTGTCTAAATCTCGGCTCCTGGCACGTTACATTGAACCGCTGCAGCGCCTTGAACGCTCAGATTGACATCAACCAGCTACCGACGCGCTTCCACTCGCTCGAGGCGCTCAAGGTGTGGCATGTGCGACGGGTGATACTCGACAGCATCACCTACCCCGAGGCCGCGAGGCGCCTTGGTGTCTCGACCAAGACGCTCTGGGAGATCCGCCGGCGGTACAAGATCACGGAAATGCCTGGGCCATGATACGCTACCGGATCGACGACACAGACCTGCGGCAGTACGGGCACGACCTGCAGCGGATGCAAGACTGGCGCCGGCCGCTCCTCGAGATCGGCCAGGTGGTGGGTGTCCAGGGCACGCGCAAGCGGTTCGACCAGGAGCGCGGCCCCGATGGCACGCCATGGCAGCCGCTCAAGGCGTCGACGCTCAAAAAGCCCAGGCGAAGCCGCTACATCCTACGCGACAGCGGTATGCGGGGCGGACTGATGCGGTCGATCACCGCGCGCGTACAGGGCAAGCGCGTCTACTGGGGATCGAACAAGGTCTACGCGCGCATCCACCAGCTGGGCGGCAAGGCCGGCCGCGGTCACGCGGTGACGATCCCGGCGCGACCCTACCTCGGCATATCAAAAGATGACGAGGCTGAGATCGGGCGCATCGTGCTCAAGCATCTCAAGATTCAGGGCGATCGATAGCCGACCTTCCGCAGTCCTGTTTTAAGGAGTGATTAATACGCATGAGATCTTACCGCTAATGCACGCTGCGTTGTCCTCCACCGCTCGGGCTCGGGCGGCCGCCTCAGATCGCTTCTGACGGCCGCTCGCCCCTTGGCGGTCTAAGTAGTCGCATAAAGGACGATCGCGCGACAGAGCGATTTTTAAAAGCGGTTTAAAAGGTCTTACGCGTGAAGCTCCTCCATATCCTGCGCGCCGGGACGCATACTGACTCGAAAGGGCAGAAAGTCACGCTCAGTGAGGCGGACTTCGAGGCGATGGCCGAGGCATATGCCGGCCGCTCGACGCTGGCCCCTCTTGTGGTCGGCCACCCGAAGCACGACGACCCGGCGTTTGGCTGGGTGACACGTCTGGTGGTTGATGGTCAGAACCTCTTTGCCGAGGTCGACCAGGTGCCCGAGGAAATGGCCGAGCACGTCCGCGCCGGGCGCTACCGCCATGTATCGGCGGCGCTCTATGGCCCGGCGCACGCGTCGAACCCTACACCGGGCGCGTGGGCGTTGCGGCATGTTGGCCTTCTGGGCGCCATGCCGCCTGCCGTGAAAGAGCTGGAGCCGGTCGAGCTGAGCGAAGACGAGGAGTACATCGAGCTCGCGGACGGCCACCTGGCATCCACCATGTCTCGCATGCTGCGCAAGCTGCGCGACTGGCTGATCGAAGAATCCGGCCTCGACCGCGCCGACGGCATCGTGCCTGAATGGCTAATCGAGGATATGCAGCACGCAGCGGCGCGCTCGGACGAGCAGGCCGCTACCGCCTTTTCCGAGGCGCCATCCCACGAAATCCAACATCCCGAGATCATGACGGATACGCCCACTGCCAAGCAGGTCGATCCTGCAGACGACCGCGCGGCCGAGTTTGCCGAACGCGAAACCGCGCTTAGTGCGCGTGAACAGGAGCTCCAGGAGCGCGAGGCGCGCATCGCTGAGCAGGAGGCTGCTGCCGAGCGTGCCAGGCACCTTGAGTTTGCCGAGCGCCTGGTGGCCACCGGCCGCATCCTGCCACGTCATCAGGCCGTGGTTGTCGAGAGCCTCATCCAGCTTGCTACCGCGACCGACGGCCTGGTTGAGTTTGGCGAGGGTGATTCGTCTGAGCAGGTGCCGGCCGTCGATGCTTTTCAGCGCTTCCTCGAGGAGTTGCCGCAGCAGGTCGAATTCGGCGAGGTGTCGAAGGCCGAGGGCGACGACCCGGCGAAAGTCGACGTGAACGACCCGCATGCCCTGGCACGCGCTGCCGTTGAGTTTCAGGAGGCCGAGGCCGCGAAAGGTCATACGGTTTCCATCAGCCAGGCTATCGAAGCCGTCAAGGCGCGGTAATCCCCACCGATCCATCCACCCCAGCGAGAGCATCATGCATACTCCAGGACTCACTAAAAACTTTGTCGCCGACGGCGATCTCGAGAAGTACAGCTTCGCGGCAGCCGGCGAAGACGACGGCACGGCCGCGCAGGCCGCGGGTGCCACCGCGCCCATCCTCGGCGTCACCACCATCGTCGGCGCGGCCGACGGCGAGCGCGTGGACGTCATCCTTGACGGCATCGCCTACGTCACCGCCGGGGGTACGATCGCTTACGGCGCTCAGGTCACGGCCAACTCGGCAGGTAAGGCTGTCACGGCGTCAACCGGGCACTCGGCCGGCATTGCGCTTGAGGCTGCTACGGCAGACGATGTTATCCCCGTGCTCATCACGCGCGGATTTGTTGCGGCCGAGTAATCAGCGGCCGGTGCTTCCCGCCGCAGCATACTGCGGCGCTACAAGGTCCATCCTCAACACGACTCTTACGTCATGAAACTCTTGAATATCGCTTTTCGCCTCGTCGGGGTCGTGTGCCTCGTATTTGGCCTGATGGCCATGGCCGGCGCACTCTCGTTTATCTCGCCGGAGGCGGCACTCGTGATCGCGCTGGCGCCCTTCCCCGTTAACCCGGAGATCCTCGCGGCGGCCATTGCCTACCGCAACCGACGCATGATTGCGGATGATGTCTTGCCGCGCGTCGGCGTGGGTCAGCAGAGCTACAAGTATTGGACGTGGGATCTGGCCGAAGGCTTCACTGTGCCGAATACGCACGTAGGCCGCACAAGCCGCCCGAACCAGGTGGAGTTTAGCGCCACTGAGCAGAGCTCGACCACGAAGGATTACGCGCTCGATGACGCGATTCCATACGCCGATCTTCAGAACGCGCCGGCGGGCATCAACCCGCGCACGCGTGCCGCTGAGGGGTTGATGGATCTGATCCTGCTGGACCGCGAGGTCCGCACCGCAAACCTCGTGTTCGACGGCGATCTCTACGCGGCGAACCGCAAGAAGCCGCTCACGGGCTCGGACCAGTGGGATAACCCGGACTCGGACCCGATCGACGAGATCGCCGAGGCGCTCGAGGCGCCGCTATACCGGCCGAACCGAATGACCATCGGCCGGGCGGCCTTTGCGAAGCTGGCACGCCATCCGAAGATCGTCAAGGCGATGCACGGCAACGCCGGCGACAGTGGTATTGCCACACGCGAGTTTCTGGCCGACCTCTTTGAGCTCGACCAGATCAATGTGGGTGAGGCGTTTGTCAACCAGGCCAAAAAAGGCAAGGCGGCGAGCCTCGCCCAGGCGTGGGGCAAGCATTGCCTGCTACACTACACCGATACACTGTCGAACCCGGCCGCCGGCCAGAGCCGGCCTACGTTTGGTTTTACGGCCCAGTGGGGCGACCGCATCGGCGGCGAACAGGAAGACAAGAATATCGGCATGCGCGGCGGCGTCATCGTCCGCGTGGGCGAATCGGTCGACGAGCACATCGTGGCCGCCGACCTTGCCTTCCTGCTGCAGAATGTAGTCAGCTAAGGAATGCATCGATGATGAGGCCCGAACGCCGGGGCCGAGCAACAGGCGTGACAGCCGGGAGAGACCGGCCGCCCTTGCGGGGTGGAGCAGTCTGGTAGCTCGCGAGACTCATAACCTCGAGGTCGATGGTTCGAATCCATCCCCCGCAACACTGGCCCGATACGGCTTAGCGAGGCTTTAACCTGCCTTTAATCCCCCATGTACTGCACCCCATCAGACCTCGTTACACGCTTCGGAGCGGACGAGCTGGTACAGCTCACCAACCGGAGTGGCCTGCGCGTGCCTGATGAGGCATTTGCGCAGCTGGTGGCGGGTGGGGATATGGATGCATGGGATGAGGATGTGCAGGCCGCGGCCGAGCAGATGCTGGTGGCCGTGGAAGAGGCTATCGAAGACGCGCGGGCCGAGATCGATCCGCACTTGGAAGCCAGGTACAAACTGCCGCTGTCGAGCATTCCGCGCGTCATCAAGCGGATTGCGATGGAGATGGCGCGCTACATCCTCCACGGCGACGCCGCCACCGAGGCCGTTCAGCGCCGTCAGCGCGACATGCTGGGGCTGCTGCGCTCGATTGGGCGCGGCGAGACCAAGCTGGGCCTGGACCCGGCCGACGAGGCCACGCGCCACCAGGGCGGCGTGGCTACCACCGGAGGACCACCGGTTTTTACGCGTGACACCCTGCAGGGCTACACCGGATGATCGTCGAGCACGCCAAATATCTGACCGAGCTGCTGCAAGATGCGTATCCGGCGCTGGCTGTCGAGCGCACGCCCTCGCGGCCGGAGCAGTACACGCTACGCAGTCAGCAGGGCGCGATGCTCCTGTTCTTCCGCGAGGCGCGCTACAGCGACCCCGCCCGGCCGAGTCCGCACGGCATCGATGAGCTGCAGTTCGAGCTCACCATCCTCAAAAAAAACCTGCAGCGCACCGGTGCGGCAGACGGCATCGAGGAGATGATCGACGACCTGGGTAAAGCGCTGTCGGGCATCCGTTTTAGTGGGTTTGTCTACTACCCGGCGGGTGCCGGATTCTCGGATTACGATGCATCCGCCGGCGTGTGGAGCTACGATATGAGCCTGGTCGGCTACCGCGTGACCGAGCTGGAGGTGGCGGCATGACAAGCGTTGAGCAGGTCGTGACAGGCACGGTTGAGCGTGCATCGGGCACGGGCTGGCGGGTCTTGCGGTCGCGCTTTGACAATGCTCAGCTCGTCGAAGATGTCGTGATCCTGATCGACTCTGATGGCCCCGACCGCGGGCGTGAGCATTACGACCAGCGTGTCGAGCTGCCGGCGACTGTGTTTGTGCGGGTCGATGAGGCGGCCGACGATGTCCACACCGCCCGGGCGTACGCCAGGGGCGCGGCCGAGGCACACCTGCATTCGTTGATCTACCTGCTGGTAGGTGCGCCAGAGGAGGCCGTCTGGACGTACGCCTGGCAGGCTACGGCCACGCATATCGGCCTCGCCCGGCCCGACCGCGGGCACCTTTACGCCTATGCGCGGACGCGCATAGGATTCTCCGTTCCGACAACCTGAGACCACCATGGCAAGCATCAAACTCGTTCCGCAGGCCGCGAAGGCCGGAGACCAGAAGCGCGTCGACGCTGAGGTCGAAAAGCTCACGAAAGAGGGCTACGAGGTCTACGAGACCAATCGGCGCCACGTGAAGCTGCGCAAGACGAAGAAGAAGTAAGGCACGATCCTTAATCACATTACACTGAAGAACCATGGCTTTTGAATACGTTGGATCCTGCCGGATCTTCGTTGGCGACCCGACCCAGGCGAACGGCGCCGGGATGAAAGATCTCGGCTTCCTTGAGGATGTCACGGTTGACCTGGGTATCCAGGGCGCCTACACGTCGAACGCCTCACTGGCCGGCAGCCCGAACGCGGCGGGCATTTATACGCTGCCATCCGCACCCACGGTGCAGGCACAGGCGCGAGACGGCGCGATTGCGAACCTCAAGGCGCTTATCCAGGGCGCGGTCGAGGTCACGGAAGACGATGCCACTGCGCTTGGCTTCGGTGACAGCTTCGGCCGAATCGACCCGGACGATGTCGTCACTGTCTGCATCTTGAGCGACCAGGAGCGGGCCGCAGGATCGAGCGCCCAGCAGGCGATCTGGCTCCCTGGTGTGATGCTCTCCGGCGTGAGCGGCATCACCTTTAACCGTCCGCAGCAGGGCGAAATCGGCAACCCGTACAACGTCGAGATTAGTTCGGCATACCGCGAGGAGGACCAGGACGAGGAGGCCATCCCCGCCGGCTTGCGCCTCGGCTTCATCGGCGACCCGGCCGCGGCCGGACTCTCCTGGAGCCTGCCGCCTGTCGCCTGAGTGATCGCTGCGGCGCACATAGCACGCGATGTCGAGGTGGTCGTCAAAAGTGGCGACCACCTCTTCACGCTTCGGGCACGTGTGCGTTGTGCCACGGCGCGCGAAGGCATCATGGTACACGAGGCCGCCACGCGCCTGGACGACGACGACGCGTGGGAGGTGTTGCGACAGGTGATCCTGTCCTGGCTGCCGCTCAGGCTGGCGTCTGTGCTGACGAGCAATACATTCAGCCGCGCCAACGCCGCGCGCGTCGTGCAGCGGCTGCTGACGGTAGGCGTGCCGGCGCCCGAAAAGGCGCAGCATGACGAGGATGTCGAAGCGGCGAAGATGCGTGCGCGCCGGATCGGCTGGGCGAGCACGGTCCGCGATTACCGCCACCTCTGCGGCGGTTCGCTCGATGAGCCCTGGCCTTTTTTTATCAGCCAGGTGGCAGGCCTCGACGAGCTCCGCGCACGCGAGCAGGCGAGCTGGATGATGGCCTATGCGGCCGTGCGGAGCGATAAACCCCAGGGGCGTAATCGCATCCTTAGCCGCGCAGGCTACACCGAGACGCTGACCGACTTGTCTGAAGAGGAAAAGCAGCAGCGCGCGGCCGAGGGCTGGGCGAACCTGATGCGGATGGCTGGTGGCGGAGGTAAGGCATGAGTCTTGATCGCCATATACAGATTGTCGTCCGCGATGAAGACCTGCAGCAGCATCAGCAGCGCGTGCGCAGCATGGGCCCTGAGGCCGAACAGTCATTCGGGCGCATGGGTAAGGCCGGGGCCGACGCTGCAAACCGGCTTAAAATAGCTTTTACAGCCGCCTTTGCCGCCATCGCACTATCGATGCAGCGCCTGACGAAATCGTCGATCGATTTCGCTGCGCGCTTTCAGACGACCATGACGCGCTCGCTCGCCATTATGGGCGACGTGTCGGCCGAACAGGTGCGCAGGATGGAGCGCGAAGCGATGCGCGTATCGACATCGCTGAACCTTGCCGCCGAGGAAGTAGCGCGCGCCTACTACTACCTCGCCGCGGCCGGCTACGATGCCGAGCAGTCTATCTCTCTCCTCCCCCGCGTGGCTGAATTTGCCAAGGCGGGTGCGTTCGACCTGGCACGCGCAACCGACCTCCTGACGGATGCACAGAGCGCCCTCGGGATGACGATGCGCGACGATGTGGCGGCCAACATGGAGAACACCATCCGACTATCGGACGTGCTCCTGAAGGCTAATACCGTCGCCAACTCTTCAGTCGAGCAGTTTTCTGAGGCGCTCACCAATAAGGCCGGTAACGCGCTCCGGCTCGTCAATAAAGAAGTCGAGGAAGGGGTTGCGGTACTGGCTGCCTTTGCTGATCAGGGCGTGAAGGGTGCCGGTGCCGGCGAGTGGCTGAACATCGTACTGCGCGACCTGCAGCGCGCGGCGATCAACAACCGCGAGGCCATGGATGAGCTCGGCATCAGCGTGTTTGATGCCGAGGGCAACCTGCGCAATATCGCCGACATCATAGAGTCGCTCGAGGGTGCTCTCGCGGGTATGAGCGACGAAGAGACGCGGATGGCGCTGATGTTCGCGGGCTTCCAGGATCGCAGTGTCTCGGCGATCATGTCGCTGATCGGCATGAGCGATGCTATCCGCGATTACGAAGCTGCGCTGCGGGATGCCGGCGGGACGACTGACGACATTGTAAAGAAGCAGATGGAGGCTGCGAAAGAACAGATTGGGCAGCTCCAGAAACAGATTCAGGCTTTCGCACGAGAGCGCTGGGGTGCGCCGGCGCTCGAGCGCCTGTTGCAGGTGGTCGGCCACCTCAATGATAACTTTGGCACCACGGCCGTACACGTGGCGCGTCTAATCGAGACGCTTGCAAAGCTTGCCCTTTCTTGGACCGTCGTAAAGACGCTTACACTGGCGTATGCCGCGGTCTTGAAAACACATGCGTCCCTTACGGCCATGTACCAGGCGGCGATGGCCGCGCTCGCCATGGCAAAGGCGCGGTACACCGGCAATACGATCATGGCCACGCGTGCCACGCAAGCGTTCAACACCGCCGTGGCGCGGTCGCCGATTGGCCTGCTCGCTGTGGCGCTGACATACGCCGCCGGCCAGTTTCTGGTTTTCCGGCGAAGCGCCGACGATGCCACTGATGCGCTCGATCGACAACTGGGAAAAGTGCAAGAGCTGCGGCACGAGATTGATGAGATGCACGGCGCCGTGTTGCGCCTCACACAGATCGAAAATGAGCGTGCGCGGGTGGCAGATCGGCAGCGCCTACGCGTGCTGCAGAACCGATTAGATGAGCTCGAGGCTAATGTGCCGCGGCCGATCGCTGGTCAACACGGCTTCGACGGGCAGGTCCAGCGTTGGGGCCAGGAGCATGCCGCAGTACTGCGTGAGATTGAGGAGATCCGCCAGCGGTCTGTCGATCAGCAGGTTACGGAGATCGCGATCCAGGCTCGTTTACGGACGTCACTGGAGGCGCAGCTGGAGTACCTCATTGCCCAGCGCGATGCCCTGGATGACTCCATTGGCCATACGGAGCAGCTGGCCAGGCTCAATCAGCAGATCGAAGAGACGCGACGGCGTATTCGGGAGCGCGATGCACATGGTACTGATGCCGACGGCACCGGCGGCGGCCGCCGCGGCGATAGCAAGCTCGCCGAAGATACCCTCAAAGCCCTCGATACATTTGAAAAGATTCGCCGTGCGGTGGCGCTGACCGAGACGGCGACCGAAGAATGGCGACGCGCCTTGCAGGATGTGTGGTCGGCGCAAGACGCGATCGCCGAG